TAGTTGTTGATACAAGATTAAGGAAGCCAGAGGCCCAAAGCCTTGTTCTATTGCAAGTTCGAATCTTGCCTTTCGGATTCAAAACGCATTCAAGTCGTTTGGATTAGTCGCGCCAGAATATCAAGAAAGCGAATGTAGAGTGTTAAGTGATGGGCTTTGAATGGCTCTCTCTGATGTGTTCGGATACTGTGCGCGGGATTTCTAGACCTTTGTTAGGTATCACTAAACAACTTAGCGGTTGCGATGCAAAAAGGCATGTTAACGGGTTCGATGCCCGTGAAGTCCACCACTTAGCACTTTACAAAGAATCATCAAAGACAAACTGAAGTCTTTAACACCAGGAAGTAAATATATTAAAGATTCGCTTGAGACCGGCGGATAAGGCAAAACATCATATTTGGACAGCAAGGGGACTTGACCAGTAACCAGGATGGTAAACGGTAGATGACAAATAGCTTTGATATATATTAGGTAGGAATGGAAGCTGAAGGTTTAAAGGTATTATTCTATAACGAAGCCTTAGAGTAGTGACTGAACCGCGCTGGATCAGATTGCATTCCCTCCCTAAGCAATGTCGATACTTACCTCAAATACTTTGGGGTGCTAAAGAACATTACTATTTTAATCAATCTTACATTCGATATCGACTAACTCTTGATGGTATGTATCTAGATAATGTAGGCCATACAGGTGAGATAGGGAAAATAGATAGTGTTAGATTTATTGAGTCACCTACAATCAACAGAGATTAATTATGGATTTAAAAAACGCAGTAACAGCTCTTGAGGCTGGTATGGCAACAGACACTCCTGTCATGATGTGGGGAGAAGCCGGAGTTGGTAAATCATCTATTGTCCATCAACTTGCAGTTGATTACGATGTTGAATTACGTGATGAACGTTTATCCCAAATTGAATCAGTGGATCTTCGTGGGCTACCGTCACTTCATAATGGTAAAACTACATGGAATATTCCAGATTTTTTACCTGATGATCCAAAATCAATGGGTATCTTATTTCTTGATGAATTACCCCAAGCTGATCCAGCAGTTCAATCGGCAGCGTATCAACTCGTATTAGATCGAAAACTGGGAAAATACACCCTTCCTAAGCGATGGAGAATACTTGCAGCTGGAAACCCTGGTCAGGAGCGCATGGCAGAGGCTCTAGGCAATCGTTTCATGCACATTGATGTAATGCCCTCAGTTAATAATTGGGTTGTCTGGGGAGCACAGGCGAGCATACACAGCGATATCCTTGGCTTTGTCGCTTCAAGACCTGAATTACTCCATGCTAGGCCAACAAATCAGGACGAATACGCCTTTCCATCTCCTAGAACATGGGAGTATGCATCACGGATATACGTTGAGTGTGCGACCTCACCATTACTACAGGAGTTAATTGCAGCAACTGTAGGTAAAGGAGCAGCACTTGAATTTGTTGCTTATGTAAATCTATTATCCAAACTTCCAACAATCCAACAAATAATTGATAACCCATCTAACTTTATTTCATTAAACAGTAGCCCTTCGAAAGTTGCTGCTATTTGTATGATGATTGTAAATGCTGTTGATCATACAAATGTTGACGCTTTAATGGATTACGTTAAAACAGTCCAACTTGAGTTCCAAGTACTCACGATTATCATGATTAATGAAACAAAAAATAATCTTATGGGTACCACTAAAATTACCGATTGGTGCATGAAAAATCAGTCGGTTTTTAACTAGAGATACTAACAATGATTAACAATGACACATGTGTATTAGTAACACTTAAAGTTAAGTACTGGTCAGGTTACAAACACGACAAACAGGCTAGTACAGATGCCATTGAAGCTAACCGAATGGAGACTGGTTCAGGTAAGTTTAATAAGAAGCTGTTACCAAAGTTTTGTCTTAAAGAGATTAAAACTGTCATTGATAAATTCAAAGCGCACTTTAATGATAATACCCTTCCCTATAATGCTTTATTAGGTACCCGTATTTTACCAACAGATAGTTTTGTTAACTTTCAGAAAGTTGCTTCCACTGCAGTAGAGCAGTTAAATAAAGCTGTAGCAGTATTTATTACTGATTATGAAGAGAACCGTAGAACTGCTCAAAAAATGTTAGGTGACCTTTATCGTATTGAAGATTACCCATTATCAAAAGATTTACCTAAAAAATTCTTAATTGAATTACATTTTTTTCCAGTTCCTGAAACAACTCGTTTTAATTCAGGTATAACCAATGTTCAAGTTCAAAAACTTAGTAAAGAGTTAGATGCTATGTCGATGTCTGCTAAATTTGATTTAGTTTACAGAACTGAAAAAATTGCTCGTACTTTAATGCATACTTTATTGAATGCAAATAAACGTATATTTCATTCTACTGTGACTGGGAATATTGATAAATTAAGTGAGCAACTCGCTAACCTTAATTATGATAATGATCCATTAATCACAGAAGTTAAAAGTATAGTGGATAAAAATATAAAAGATATTCGCGTAGATCATCTTAAAGAAAGTCCTACATACCGTGATCGTATTATTAAACAGACTCAAAATGTTATTGATTTAGTAATGGAGATCCATGAATCAAATCCAAACAGTTAATGGTAATGTACGAAAGTTAGAAAAATACTACTTAACTTTTTGTACTATGAATATAAATAAAACAAATGGTTATACACATTTAGGTTATCCATTTACAACTGGTAGTGAGATTGGTGAAATAAATAATTTTAACAATTTTCAGGCTTTATACCACCAAATAGAAAAAATAAATTCAGGTAGATTAGTTGTAATGGATCAACCAACATTATTATGGATGTTTGATTTTATTATCTGTGCTTTTACAAATAAAACTCACACACAGTTTTCAAAATTTCTATTTCAACGAGGATTGCAACATGGTCCAGAGAATGCTGTATATTATTTAAGGATCATTAAAATACTAATTAAAACTAGGTACAAAATATTTGCAAAAATGTTAACAGCACTTGATTCAAGTGAGCCTAGACAATTTAATTCATAGGAGGTAATTTTGTTAATTTCTACGGCACTGAATAAGCTTTTAATAAAAGAACCTTTCTTTGGTTATCTAGCACTTAAATTAAAATATATTGAAACTCGTAAAGTAAATACAATGGCTGTTAATGGTGTTAACTTTTGGTACTCACCCGACTTCATTCGTAATGAACTGTTACATCACTTAATCGCAGATATAGTTCATGAATTGCTACATTGTGTGTTTATGCACCCTACACGAGGTATTGGTCACATTAAAGAAATTAGCCAATATGCGGCTGATTACGTAGTTAATGATTATATTAAAAATAAAACTGATTTTGAATTACAAGACTGGGTACTTTATGAAGATCGTTTTCAAAACATGTCATATGAGGCAGTATATAAAATTCTCTTTGATGAATGTAAGGGCACTCCTAATCCAAAACTTGTTGCAACATCTAAAAAACAAGGAACATTCGAATTACCCCCAGTTGATAACACAACCGAGATTCAAACAGGTATAGATGATGTTTGGACCGTAAATATTAAGGAAGCTGAAGCTTTTGTAAATAATAGTAATTCTGGGATTAGTAAAGCTATACAAGAAATAATTGATACTGTTGTTCCACCACAATTACCCTGGCAGAATATATTATCTAAATTCTTTACCCGTAACGCGAAAAACAGGACTAATTGGAGTCAACCCAAACGACGATACGCACATACCGGATTATTCTTACCTAGTCGAAGTGGTAAAAAATTAGCTTCATTAATTATAGCTGTTGATACAAGTTCTTCAGTAACGACAGATGAATTTCAAAATGTCGTAGCGGAAGTTAATAAAATATTAATTAGTTTAAAACCAGAAAAACTGACATTGATCCATTGTGATACATCTATTAAAAAGATTGATATTTTTACACCTCGTATGTACCCAATAACAATGACTATGCATGGTAGAGGTGCAACACAGTTTAAACCAGTATTCGACTATATTGATGAGAATAAATTAAACCCAAATTGTCTGGTATACTTTTCAGACTTATGCGGTAATACGGATTTTACACCTCCTAAGTATCCTGTACTTTGGATTAATACAGACCACCCTATAAAGAGGAAGGCTGCTTTTGGTAACATAATTGGATTAACGAAATGAATCGACAAAACGACGCAAGTCAGAAATTAAAAGAAGAAAACGCTAAGACATCAGAGCTATTAAAACATGTTCATAAGATAACCACACCGACTCGTAAAATATTACACCTACCAAAAAAGAAATCGTAACTTTTATTTATGGAATACATCTATAGTAGTAAAGATCGTAATAGTATTAAGTATGCGATACTGATTAAAGACACTTCATCGTATCTACCTTTACCACTTAACACATTTTATTTTAAACCATTAGAAGCTCTTGGTATTCCTAAAAACCAAATCGTACTTATAACGATTCCTTCCGTTAATAAAAAACTACCTGCAAAAGAAACAAAACTTGAACTTGAAAAAGTAGCTCAAGGTTTAAATATTCTGGGGATTAAAACTATCCTTATTCCCAATGGTGATTTATATAAATACATCACTGGAGTTCCTAAAACATCTGATTGTTTTGGTGAACCTAGAATAGGTAAATTAGCAGGGTTCGAGCAAATCAATACTGTATTATCCATTGACCATAATGCCCTCCTCTATAATGACTCCCTGCGATTTAAATTAGATAACTCATTAGAAGTTTTTTACACAGCAGCAACTAATATACTGGTAATAAAAAAAGATATAATTGAAGTATTCGTAAATCCAATTACTGCTAAAGATATTGAAGGGTGCCTTTGGGGTTTACTTGCACATCCAGAGTTAACCTGTGATATTGAAACAGAAAGCCTTCGTTTTGAAAGAGCTAGAATCTGTACGATAGCTTTCGCATGGAATAAACATGAAGGTATAGCATTTTCTGTTGACACTAAGGAAGAAGCAAAAATTCGTAAGTTACTTGTATGGTTTTTTAAAACGTATACTGGTGTGATCATCATGCATAACGCACTGTATGATGCAAAGGTAATAATCTATCAATTATTTATGGAACATAGTTTAGATATTGATGGGTTACGTGATGGCTTATTCACATTTAATGACGTTGAGGATTCAATGATTATTACTTATCTTGCCAAGAACTCAACTCATGATATTGAACTTGGTTTAAAAGAAAATTCATTTGAATACGCTGGAAATTATGGTATTGAATTTAAACATGATGGGGATATTCATAAATACCCAAGAGATGAAATTCTTGAATATAATTTAAGGGATGCCCTATGTACTTGGTATGTTTACGAAAAGAACTATCCGATAGCAGCTGAGGCTGCTCAGATTGCCGTATACCGAGAGATCTTCCAACCCTCTATCATGCCCTTACTTTACATGATGTTGATTGGCCTACCTATGAATATGCTCAAGGTACACGCTGCTGATAAGCAACTTGATGAAATACTGGCTTATGTAACCAAAGATTTACGTGCTATTAAAGAAATCGAAAATGCAGTTGCAATACTAAAACAACAAAGGCTTATTAAGGATAATGCTGATCGTAAAGAAAAAGCAAAGAACCCAGATAAAATCAAAATTAAAATAATAAATGATATTAATGATGAGGAATTCAATCCGAATTCAGATAAACAAAAACGTGTTTTACTTTATGACGTTTTGGGGTTACCAGTTCTTAATTTCACCGATACTAAACAAGCATCTTGTGATGCCAATACACTCGATAGTTTAATACACCATACTAAAGATCCACATGTAAAACATATCATTGAACTCTTACAAGAATTTTCATCCGCTTCAACAGTATCTAGTACATTTATTAAAGCTTTTATTAAATATGCCTTTACTCGTGAAGATGGTTCTGTCTGGTTAAATGGTAATAAAAGATTAGGTGGAACTCAAAGTGGTCGGCTATCTGCTAACTCACCCAATCTAGAGAATTTACCTAATACCTCCGAATATGGTCTACTAATTAAAGCCTGTTTTGAAGCTCCCCCTGGCTATCTATTTGGTGGTGCAGATTACGCAAGTCTAGAAGATCGTATTAATGCAATCCTGACCCAAGATCCAAATAAAATTAAAGTCTATACTGATGGCTATGATGGTCACTGTTTACGTGCTCACAGTTACTTTGGTGATCAGATGCCTGATATTATAGATACAGTAGAATCTATAAATTCTATTGCAGTATTGTACAAACCACTGCGACAAGATTCTAAACAACCAACATTTGCATTAACCTATTTAGGTACTTGGCATACTCTTGTCAAGAACTTAGGTTTGACCAAAATTCAGGCGAAGGCAATTGAAGATAATTACCATAAACTTTATGCACACTCTGATATCTGGTCAGAGAAACAGATAGAATTTGCATCTCTACATGGTTATGTAGAATGTGCGTTTGGTTTACGATTACGGACTCCATTATTAGCCCAAACTTTAAGGACATCACGTAACAATGTATACGCTGCTGAATCTGAAGGAAGGTCTGCTGTTAATGCTGTATCTCAAAGTTGGGGTATGTTGATTAATCGAGCATCTATCGTGTTAATTAGAAGACTTCTTAGTTCGGACTATTACGATAAAATATTCCCCTGTAATACAATACATGACGCCGCTTATTTCGTATTCTTAGACGACAACGATACCATTCAATGGCTCAATGAAAATCTAGTAAAAGAGATGCGATGGAATGACCATCCAAAGATCAAATCAACCGATGTTCCAATGGAAGCAAACTTAGATATTGGTACATCCTGGGATAAGCAGTATACGTTATCTAACGATGCTAATGATGATGAAATTAACGATGTAAGGAATAAAATTTATGGATAAAGTAGATCTATTGATAATCAAACATACCAAACACGATATATCTGGTGAATGGTTTGGTTATAAAGAAACCATTCCTAACTTAGAATTAAGAAAACAAAAAATAGGTGTATAAAATGAGCGAATCAATAGAACAAAGTGCAGCTAACTTAAGACGCATAACTACTGATATTCGGCGTATGGTTAGTAACATGTTTAATACAAATTACATCCTTATGTCAGAAAAAAGACTATTAAAATGGGCTGATCAGATAGAAGAAGCGGAGCAGAATCTTGACAAGTAAAACCATCACAGATCAGTTGATAGCTGATCTCCAAAAGTTGGGTTTTATCTTCACCTTGGAATTATCTGATGATAAAAATGGCGAGTATTTATTCCTATGTGCTGAGTCAAAAAATGATGGAGTTAAGCTTTGGCTAACTCGGGAAAAAGGTTTCATAGTTGAAGTGTACCCACTCAATGAAATGGAAGAAATCGTACAGATACTTTGTCGAGATCCATTAGAAGTGTGTAATGTATTTAAATGTGTAATTGCTTACCAGACAATCATAGTTTCTGAAGCAGTAGCCCAAATAATTTAATAAACAAAATGAGTAGATCCATAGAAGAACTAGATATTCTCTGGGAGCAGTTAGCCGATGTAGTCATTGATGACAGAGATTTATCTGAAGAATCATTTATGCACTTTCCAACAGGTACATGTAAATTTGATATTTGGACTTGGTTTGAAGAACAAAATGATTCATTTATAGTAGGCAAAAAATTGTACCCAAATGGGTAAATAATTTAGGGATAATCATGACCAAAGAAACCATAAAATTATCCTATGGTGAATGGGTTGATCAATATAAACCCACCACTGAAGATCCCCTGCAATGGGGTGATGTAAGGGGTACTGAATTAAAATTTATCTGGACAAGGATTGATACTGGTGAGGAAGACGATGAAGGTTTTTCAATTATACTTATTATATCGGGTCTCCATGTAGTAAATAGACTGGATTATTTCATTACTGAAATTTCTCATGATCATAAACATATTGAGGTAGATTAAATGGCCCAAAAATTAACTAACGTAACAGGTATTGACTTACCTATGGCTGTATGGCTCTTAGATGACAACTATGACCACGTAAGCGACCCAGACTACATAAGTGCTACTGGCCTATTAAAACCGCTTAAAGAGATCATTCTGAGTCGTGAGAACGATAAGAAGACATCGACTATGGATATATCCATGTTTGGTAAGTCTCAAATGGGCTCTGCCATGCATGATTCAATTGAGAATGCCTGGATGAAGCCACATGTTGTTAAACGTGCTTGTGCGTTATTAGGTATCTCAGAAGCAGTTGCTGAAACGATTGTCATTAATCCATCTGATGAAAATGTTAAGGCGTGGACTGAAGATGCTATTCCATTTATACCTGTCTATATGGAACAGCGAGTTATCAAAGCAATTGAAGGCTTTAAGATAGGGGGCAAATTTGATATAATTCTTGCTGGTGCTCTCAATGATTATAAAAGTACTGGCACCTTCACGTATACCAAACAGAGCCAATCTACAAAATATATCCAACAAGGATCTATCTATCGATGGTTAAATCAAGATAAGGTAACTGAGGAAATCTTTACCATTAATTACTATTTCACAGATTGGGTAAAATACAAAATGACCCAAGCGGGTTATCCACCATCTCAAATACTGAGCCAACAGTTTACCCTCATGTCACTAAAAGAAACTGAGGCTTGGATTACCGAAAAGCTTAGATTAATAAAACAATATTCTGGTAGACCACAAGCTTCAATTCCTGTTTGTACCGATGAAGATCTCTGGAGGGATTTACCAGAATACAAGTATTACTCAAAACCTGATGCAAAACGTGCAACTAAAGTATTTGGTACCAATGCTGACAGTGCTTATACCCATCTACAAAATCAAGGTTTTGGTGAAGTAAAGATTATCCCTTCAGTAGCAAAAGCTTGTAATTATTGCTCTGCACATGACTTTTGTGATCAACGTAAACAATTAACTGAATCAGGTGAATTATCTAATGTCTAAAGCACAAAAAGAAACAAACTTTGAAGACTATAAATATCATGAATTTTCAGAAAAGTTAGTTAACATTTTAATGACTAAAACCCAGAGTGATAACATTGGGTTTTTTCGAATACTGGTAGCTTACTATCTCGCTAAAATAGCCGCTACGATGCGAACGAATATAGCAACCCATGATCGAGGTAAGATTCCTGTTAACGTATACGCGCTAAATCTGGCCCCCTCTGGAACAGGTAAAGGGTACGCTACATTTATTCTCGAAGATAAAATTATAACCCCATTTCGTCAGGTTTTTATGGAAGAAACTTTTCAAGTAATTGCTGAAAAATCATTACGTGCACTAGCAGTAAAACGAGCGTTAACTGAAGGCAACGATGAGGATGTTGAATATGATAGGGTTTGTGCTGAATTTGATTCTTGTGGCCCAATGTTATTTTCGTTTGATAGTGGAACTACACCAGCACTGAAACAAATGCGTCAAAAATTACTGATGGCTGGTTCAGGTTCAATGTCACTAGAAATTGATGAAATTGGTAGTAATCTATTTGCTAGTCAAGATGTATTGAAAGCTTATTTAGAACTTTATGATATTGGCATCATTAAAGAAAAGCTAATTAAGCACACAGTTGAAAGTAAACGTATTCCAACACTACATGGTAAAACACCAGCTAACATGATGTTATTTGGTACACCTAATAAACTATTCGAAGATACAAAACTTGAAGATGAGTTAATCAGTCTGTTTGATACTGGTTATGGTCGTCGATTCATATTTGGTTATACTAGAACTGCATTACACAAATCAGTGTTAAACGCAGAAGATTTATATGATGCGCTTACTGATACTAAAATTGATGTAGATCTAAGTGCGCTTTCAGATGCGATTGCAGATTTGGCAGATGTCTCACATTTTAATGTTGACCTAACCATGACAAAAGCTACTCATGTCATGCTATTAGAATATAAAATTGAGTGTGTTGAGCGAGCAACTAAACTTAAAAAATACCAGGAGATGCTTCGAACTGAATTAGAACATCGATATTATAAAGCATTGAAATTAGCAGGTACCTATGCCTTTATTGATAAGTCTGAAGAGGTCACTGAAGAACATATTCGTAATGCAATAAAACTTGTCGAAGATTCCGGTGAAGCCTATTTAAATATTATTGCACGAGAAAAACCATATGAACGTTTAGCTAAATATATTGCTGAAGTAGGTCATCCTGTTACTCAAGTAGACCTTATGGAGAATCTTACCTTCTTTAAAGGTGCAGATGGACATAAACGAACCATGCTGGCATTAGCTGCAACATATGGTTACAGCCATAATATTATTATTAAAAAAAGCTATATTGATGATATTGAATTTTACTCTGGTGAAACTCTAGAAGAAACTAATATGGAAAAATTAACAATATCTTATAGTAAAGATGCTGTTGAAAGATATGTTAGTGTTCTTGTACCCTTTTTAGCTCTTGATGAATTGTTTGTTTCTGGAGATCATAATTGGACAGTACATCAGTTTGTAAATGACTATCGAAGTAACACAAAGGTAGTCCCTGGTTTTAATCTTTTAGTGCTTGATGTCGATGAAGGAACGTCCATTGAAACAGCTCAATTATTACTTAAAGATTACACCCATAAAATATATACAACTCAACGACACACTAATGAAAAACATCGATTCCGTATTGTAATACCATTGAGCCATACATTAAAATTATCTACACGTGAATACGTTAGTTATATGGAAAATGTATTTGATTGGCTACCATTTTATTGTGATGAAGGTACTAAAGATATTGCCCGTAAATGGGCTACGGCGAAAGACTCAACTATATTCACCAATGAGGGTGAAATATTGGACGCAACATTGTTTATCCCGCAGACTAAAAAATGTGAACAAGTCAAAGCTGAAATTACACAGCACTCAAATTTAACTGCCCTTGAACGTTGGTTTATTCGGGAAACTAAAGAAGGTAACCGATCTAGAATGTTATTAAAGTATGGGTTAATTCTCAAGGATGCTCGATATCCAATTGATGTTATCCGTTCAAAAATTGACACCTTTAATGAAAAACTGGATAGCCCATTAGGGGATGAAGAAATTAGCCGAACTATAATGATGACAATTGCTCGCCGGATGGGAGATGCTTAATACTATGCCTAAACGAATCTTAAACATTATACCCGCACAATCAATAATAAAACGACCATAGGAAAACACATGTCCGAAGATAACAAACGAGTAGTACTGATCGCTGCTCCACCTTCAATGGGTAAGTCGCATTCATTATTTAAATTTGCAAATGATCCATCTGTTGCATACCTAAATACTGATCTTAAAGATTTACCTTTTAAGGTACCTAAAGGTGGTATGAAGGTACTCAATATTGCCCATGCTAAAACAGCTCTTGAAGCTGTCAAGGATCTTGAAGCAAATTACCCTGAAGTAACCACAGGGGTTTTAGATACTGTAACTTTCCTAATGAATCGATATGAGGCAGAGTTCGTTACAGGGGATACCAGACCCTTTGGTGCAGCTTGGCAAGAATACGCAGCCTTCTATAACGATTTTATGCTCGCGATTAAAACTAGCTTAAAAAGCTGGATTATACTTGCCCATACAAACACAGTTTTTAAAGAAGCTGAAGTAGCTTACGAAACTACCGTTCCTGTTAGAGGTGCTGTAGGTAGGATTGGTGTTGAAGCCGATTATAATATTATTCTTACTGCTAATAAGAAAACATTAGAAAAACTTGAACCCTTCATGGAAGGTAATAGTTTACTTACAATCAGTGCTCGTGAGAAACGATTAGGTTTTAAATATGTGTTCCAAACGGACCTTACTTCAGATACTTTAGACCTTAAAATTAGAAGTCCAATGGGTCTGTGGAAAGATGAAGAATTATTCATCGACAACAACATCAGTTTAGTAGTTCAGCGTCTTGCTGAATATTATCAATAGTAAGTTTAACTTAATAAAAGGTACAAAATATGTTTGAAGCTCTACAAAAAAAGCAATCAGTCAAAGATGAAGGTGATACTATCTTTGGTGCTGTATTGGAAACTAATGTATACCCAATTACGCTGGATAAGGTATACGCCGATCAATCAGAAGGTGGTGCTGCGTTTCTTCACATTTCTGGGATTACAGATACTGGCAAAACTGTAGGAATGTCAGTTTACTTTACATCTGGTGATAAAAAAGGTAACTCAATTACCTTTAAAGTAAAAGATAAGCAGGGTAATCCGACTGCTGAAGAACGTTATCTCCCTGGCTTTGTATTCTGTGATGATTTGCATGAAATTCTCCTGGGTGTACCTCTTGCTGAAATGGAAACTCAGCAAAAACTTGTAAACGCTTATAACAAAGAAGCGAAACGAGATATACCTCAAACCAAAGCTGTTTTAACTGGCATGATTGGTAAAGTTATTAAAGTTGCTATTCAAGAACAACTTGTTATCAAACAGATTAATGTTGATGGGGTATACGTTGATACTAATCCGGTTGAGACTCGCAAGCAGAATGAATTCATTAAGGCTTACGATGCTGAAACAGGACAAACCTTAACTGAAAAACAGGCTAATGCCGAACCTGTTTTTATGAATAAGTGGATCGCTTCATTTAGTGGGCAAGTTATTGATAAAACTGGTGGACAAGGAAAAAATCCCAGTGTCAATAAAGCTAACGAGAAGAACGAACCCAAAAGTCAGAAAATGTTCGGCTAGATGTTAATCTCCCCATTAAGGGTACCCATATCTAAAAATAAAGTATTTGTTTTAAATTTAAACATTTATAGGAATGCTCATTATCATGATTTAAATAAAGCTAAGATTGTTTATAAGGCTTTAATGCAAAAACAGATAATGAGCTTACCTTTCATAGATGTTCCGGTGATCATCCGGTATAAGCTGTATGCAAAAACTAAACGAAAGACTGATGTATCTAATGTATTAGCGATACATGATAAATTTTTTTGTGATGCATTAACTGAGTTTAAAAAAATTAAAGATGACAACTCTATGTGGATACCTAATGTGCTGTACCAATGGGGAGGTGTTTGTAAAGAAAATCCTCGTGTAGAAATCGAGATCCAAGAAAATTAATCCAACCAAGGTAACCAAGAAAACATGAATATTATCCTAAATAAAGTTGACATTACTGCCGCATTGTCTGCTCATATTACTGGCAAACTAAAGGGAGTTTACGAAGTAACTCCTGTCATTGATGAAGACTACACAATTGAAGTCTCTATCGACGAACCGAGTACTGATAAAAAACTAGCCAAACGGTCTGTTCCAAAACCAAAAACACCTGTTAAAAAAGAACCTGCTGTTGTTAAACCTGATCCTGTACATAGTGTTCCTGATGCGAATAAGGCCGAAGCCGAAGCCGCTCGAATAGCTGCAGAAATGGAAGGCAAGGAACCAGCTGGTGATAATAAAAAAGCAGCCCCAGGTAAAAAACGTATGTTCGGTGGTGCCGAGTAACACTTGAATGCGGAAGTGGTTTAAAATAATAACGATAACCCTAGCGATAGGGTTATCGATTATTGTAGTGGGTGTTGCACTCTATATCGCGCTATGGCTAATTGGTATTGCTATATTCTTAGCAATATTGTTTTTAGTTGGATATGTAGTCAAAGATCATTACGAGCATAAATCACAACAATAATTCAATTGCAGGAGGTGTACTGACTGTGTCCATTATGTTTGAAGGTGCATTTAACATTCGAGTCAATAAATGTGATGGTGATATCATACTATCACTAATATCTTCCATATCTCCAAGCATACCTTCAATCATATAAAAACCTAAAGTTGACGCAGGCCGTTTAGTAAATAACCTTAAAATTATTTTTTGAATCCTAAAGTAGAATTTAGTGAACATTAGCAAACCAATATCATTTATATACTGCATTTCCCGAGATGTTGGTATGTCATAGTTCACGAAGGTCTCTACAATCTCTCTCAGCGTGTCAGAACGATAGGCTACCACATCTGTACCATTTGGGATTTGATCCATACGATGCTTAAATAGAGCGTATCTCGCCATGAAATCGCTGACCTGGGTAGCCTTCAATAATAACTGGTAAGGTTTAGTATTCTGGGTCAAAAACAAATGCTGGTATCCAGTAGTTAAAAATTCAGGTAAATACGTATCAGCAAGCTTTTTAGCCTTATCACCAATTTTTGCTCGCGATGAATAAATATCTTCTTCAAAATTAATATCCTCAATAATGCTTTGAAAAATTCCTTCATCTATTAATTCCGCAACAGGATTATTAGATAGATCATCTTCTAACCGAGCTAACTCCAATTCAGTATTTTTACGTTTAACACCTTTTAACGCAGTATTACCTTTTAAGTCTCTGGCTAAAATATCTCTACGCGATAGATCTTTACGATATCGATCCAACTCAACAAGTGCTTCAGTCTGTGCTTTAACAACAACTTTAGGTGATACTCCTTTAATAAATAAAAGAATATTATTACTAATAAAGTTAGGTAATAAAATTACACCTGTTCGAATAACAATATTTTCTTTTGCAAATTCAACTGTCTCACCCCAAAGTTTCCCGATATCCGCATTAGGTGCTTCAGGAAATAAAGTATTTTGAACTATCCAAGATAGCCCGCGATTAACACCCCGTACTGCAGCTCCAGCATAGTTGTCCATATCAGTTACTCTCATTTTTCTAAAACCAAATACAAGATTAACAAATTCTTCTTTTATAAAAACAGGTTCACCTTTACCCCAAAGTCCTTTCATTTCATCTTTCATTTCTTGAGGTAATAACTGATAAATTTCAGATAACTCTTTATCACTAGTTTGTGGTCCGATATCCACAAACGCACTCGCATTATTTAAATAGTCTTTATCAAAATCTTCCTTTAACAATTTTAAAACATTACTATTTATCTTCTTTGAGTTTTCTTTATCTGTAATGCTTGAAAACATACGACCCATTGAATAGTCAAATCGGTTATCTCGTTGCATCACTTTATCTTTCGTAGTATCAGACATAATATATCTGTAACCAGTAGTCTTACCTCGATCATCTACGATAGGTAATAAGTTAGTTGTATCCGTATTTTTTTGAACAGCGAATTGTTTCTTAACTCGTTTATTTGTTTGTTTAATCACTCTGGCTAAAGCTTCATTTATTTCCGCTTGAGACTCTCCAAAAATTACTTCCTGTAAGATATCTTGAATCTCATGCCCACGAGCTTGCTTATTTGTTAGAGACACAATCGACTTAACCCAACTTGCATTAGAGCTACTAGCATTTACAAATAAGTAACGATCACCTGAAAATGTATCAGCAGGGTCTTTAGGTAGAGCACTTTGATTTACTCGTACATACCCAGCAGCTAACAAACTCTTTTCAAGATTTGTAACAGTTACTTCCCCTGTTGTTTTATTTATTTTCTCAACGGTTAGGGGGCTAACTTTAATATCAATATTTGGATTGAATGTTTCACGAGTATACCCCTTAGTTGTTTGTGCAGGGTTACCTGAAAACACTCGTTCTAACGCTTCCTGCTTACTTAAATTATGAAGGTATAACAAATTGGTAATACCATTTTGTACACCATCTACAGCGTTCTCTCGCGTATACACACGAGCTGCGGCAATTTTATCGGGTGCAGCTGTAGCTAATAGCCCATATAAAGAAGCCAACTCATCAATAAGTAGTGTTGCTTTTGTGATATCACCTGTAGCTGTATTTCCTACATTTTTAAGTGTAGCAATTAGGTGTGCATTGCTCATTTGTCCAGGTTTAAAATCCTCACTCTTTGCTATTAAATTACCCAGACCCTGTGCTTGTTCAATATAATATTTTGCATTTTCACCATAACCAGAGCTATTTAAATCTTGCTCTATTTTTAAAATTTCGGCATGAACAGCATTATTATCAGTTAGTAATTTAATTACATCATCAGGAGAATACTTATTCTTCTCATAAGTATTGAGCAGTGAAACAAGATCTAATTTCATAAATACTTTATAAACTCCCTGACTTTCGTCTTCAGTTAAATCTGAATCATGAAATCGTTCTTTAATGTGGCGTTTAATATTATCAGCTTCATGTAGCCGAGCCTGATCAACAGTTTTCTTTGACATGCGTAATAATGAATGCCATACAGCATTATCTTCAGTCAATCCTTGCATCTCACGAACTAATTTTGTGATAAAGCTTCGTTCTGTAATTCCAATATTACGACCAACTTGAGCGAATACCTTACCAACTCCTGTTAAAACTTTTTCATCAAGAAGCCCAGCCATTGTATGAAGTATCCGACCAGGAACATGCGTTGGTGGATTACGTTTTCGAAATTCCATCATTGGTTTAAAGATAAAATTATTAAGATTATCTAAAGCACGTTCATTAATATTATTGAATACATCAAAATGTTTAACTAGGGCATTAGTTTTAGTTTGGTGAGAAGTTAATAATTTATCAGTCAATACTCGTAGAGCCTTATCAGCTGTCAGACCATTAACACCTTGCACACGATTAACAATATTATTAATAATATCACTAAACCAATTCAGTATTTTTTCATATAAATTCTTACCAGTACGATCTGGTTTAAAAACTGCAATAGTTGAGAGCTTCTTAATAAATCTTGCATTAGTCAAACCGTAAGCAACAAATTCATGCAGATACGCATTGACTTTTTTGCCCTTATCATTTTTAACGACTTTTGTATTCTTAAAGATATAGGCGTAGGTTTCTTTAGCAGTAGCAATTTCCTCTGGATTTGGTGCTGTATTGCCTTCTGGTAAAAAGTCTTTCCAATTAAAATGCTTCTCAGCCTGCGTAAATAGCCGTTTAAGCGCATTACGGACTGAAACGTTACTATTTATGCCAAATTCAATTACAGCGTGTATAAGCTCGTGTAAGTACACCTCTTGAGCTGATAATTGAGCATTGTTATTAACAGTACTAGCTGATCCAAGAATATGGATATCCTGGGTACCATCTGAGAAGGTACGTTGTGCTCCAAATGTCTCTGAGTTACTGTTTCCCACCTTCAAATCGATAGACCCTTGTACTCGTACCATATTGTCTAAAAGTTCTTGTAATCGCTCTGTGTGAGCTTGAGAGTCTTTCTTTGATCCAATATTAGCCAGTTGCTGGAATATATGATTAATCGTAGAGCTTGTGATGGTCCCAGTGAATAAAGCTGTAAAGTTATCAAAGTCTACAGATCTCGATGAAGATCCAAATAATTTAGATTGGTCCGTACCAATTGGTTGTTGTGGATCACGGACACGATTTGCAAACTCTAGGGCAGCTTGTTCATTAGCTTCTAATCCATCGGAATTAAAAACATCTAAACCTCCATCACCTTCTTGAAGAACATCTATTAAGTTTTGATCATCTGTCATGTAACGAGCTTCAATCGCTAACTCTGCTGCTTTACCTGGGTTTAATCCTTTATTACCTTTTTTATGTTGAGCAATACCAAAAGCGCCAACTAATGGTCTATTTGATTCATTGTATGGTACTAAAAGAGTATGTAATTCTTTATCTTTAGTAACATCAATTCCTCCTAGTTTTTGAAGGAACACATATAGACTATCAGTTTCATTGGGTTGGATATTAGCAGCAGATTGCTCACGACCCCGCTTACGTCGATTAGCCTCAGATATATCTTTCTGTTTCTGGAGACCAACTTCAGATTTTTTAATAGGTAGTGTATTCGAGTTACGAGTATTATTAAGAATTTGATCCACCAAGTTATCCACCAAAGTTTCAGTAGTTGGTTTACTTGATCCAGTATAAATAAATGAAGCATCTTCATCGGGTGACGCAGAGTGCCCCACAACAATACTTGAATGATCCGACAATAGTTGTTGTTTGTTTGTATTCACTTGTTGTAGTACATCAGCAAATTCTCTCTGGAATCCTCTAACTGTAAAATCTTCAACAACAGGTGTATCAGTGTTTGGGTTTATACGTAAATCACCATTAGCATCATATTGCTTAATTGGAGACATACTATCCTTTAACAAAGCACTAATATTACGTGATCGATTTGGTGCGTCTTTACCAAAGACAGGATCAGCTTGAGCTGCTCGCATAACATTATTTAAACTAGAAGCTACTTCTTTCATAATGTTAAACGAAGTAGTTGTATCAAAGAAAGATTGGTTATACGTTTTAGTGGCTGGAACCGCATCTGTCAGTGAATACAGTCCAGCATCATGAATGTTAAGCGCAGAATAGGATGATAGCATTGCTTGTTGAATGGCTGAATCCATATTGTGGATATTAACAACAGTACCTGAAACCCCAGGATCTTGGAATTCATACCCACGAGCATGAGAAGTAAGACTGGATGTATTATCAGCAGTACCTTTAAGCTTTCGTGTATACTGTTGTTGGTTAGTATACTTAGGTGTGTAGTTCCTACGTAAACCACCTTTTAATACGGCAATACCAGTATCAAGCCCAGTAGACAATGGACCCTGAATGATTGGCATAAATTTTCGAACCTCATCTAGTAAAGTTTCCAATTCTTCAATGGATAAAGTTCTCTTTAATTGTGTCTCAAGAACGGCTTTCTCTACATTAAATTTCTTTTCAAAGATAAAAAACATAGCTCGGGTTGCTTGATTAATATTTTCACGAAAACGAAGAAACTTTCCTAATTGACTTTTAAGAGCATCAGATAAACCATTACCGTAAGTCCGGCTGACATTTAGCAGAAAATTCTCTGTCTGTTTTTCAATTAAAGTAAAAGTTCGTGGGTCAAACTTTTCCCCAAGATTTAACTGAGCCTGGATAATATTTTGAGCATACCCAATAACCTCTAATGGATTATCTGATTTAACAAGTTGTGAATAAAATTCCTCTAATACAGATGCTGAAAAGGAATCAATAGCTCCTTGAATAGCTGCACCGTAGTTTGTGAACATTAATGGGGATTTACTGAAATCTCGACCAGCTTTAGTAATTAGACCATTATCTGAAAATGGTTTAATTAAGGCTTCAATACCACCCACGATATTAACGAGCGGACTCTTTTTAACGTTTAGGTGCCAATCAACTGCAAGTTGTTGGTATAGGTCTTGATTACCAATTTTACTTTTCCAACTCGGAAACGTATTGGTTACTCCATCAACAAATACCCCGATAGCTGGGAGTTTCTTGATTCCATCTAAGAGCGACTGCATCATACCAATAGCAACACCACTGGTTACTGCGTCATACGCTACAGGAAGACTAGTGCTAAATGAGCCATCTGCATCATAATCAGCCAGGGCAACCAATGCTTCAAAGGTATGCATCTTCTCACCACCCATAGCAACAGCTTCAAGGATCATCCGTACATTAAATGGATTGTCATTAACATGTCCTTGTCGAATTGACCGAACAGCATTTTTTACCGTTTCATTATTCAAGATATTATCAAATTCAGTGATACTGTCAGCTAAGGATTTTTTATCAATTCCATAACCAAACGCTTGAGCAACTGCTAATTTAAATTGTTGTCGGGTAGCTTTAGAATTTACTTCTACATTAAAATTCTTTAATCCAATAAGATGTCGGATCATTTTATCGTTAATAGGATCAATCGTATTATTATCAATAAAGATTCGACCAGTTTTAGACACAAAATATTTCATAAAAAATGAATTACGCTTGTTTTTCAATTTTCCCTGAAATTCTTGAAAGTGTTCAATAGATCGACGAATACGGTCATTAACCGAATCACGTTGTTTTTCCTGGGTTACATGTACGGGTGATTCATCAACTCCAGCGATTTGTTCAACAACATCAATACCCATTGAGAATAATAAATCTGCAACTGTTGATTTAACTTCCCATTCATCTTTCTGAAGCTTTTTAAGGGTATCGCCTGTGGTGTCATTAATCCTTTGTAGAGTTCGACGCATAAAGTTAGGGATTTTATCTGAAGCTTTAAAACTTGGAAAAGTTTTATAACTCTCTACACCCAACAACTCATCGATATCTATTGCTCCTTTTCTATCATTAGAAATTGAATTAACACTCTCTCGATTAGCTACTTCTAAAAAGATAGTTGTTCCATCCCCCCCTCTAGTTTGATTTGATTCAAGAGAAGTATCTTTACGTTTTGGAAAGGCAGAGTTATCAATTTTACGTTGAGTAAGTACTCCAGTATCTAAGAGGTAGGCAACACCCATTTCACCTAAAGCTACTTTTAATTTGTCACTAAAATTACCTTCAACCTCATCACCAGTTTTTTGTTTAAAACCCAGTAATCGATAAATCTCAGTACCAATATTATCTATAACAATCGCTTGACTTGTTCCAGTTCCGAAATTATTCATTTCAGTGGCACTTACTTTAGTTTTTGAATCTCGACCCAGTATTGAATTCACATCTGATCGATCGTTAAAGTAAGCATCTTGCGCTTGTGAAGATACCCAGTTAAACACAGCTTGATTCATAGCATCAATAACTAATGGATCAAAAGACAAATCTCCATCTAATTGTGTTTTGTTCTTACCATTAACCTTCACAGTGACCTGTGTAAGCTCACCTCGTAAGAGATAACGTAACGCGTCATTATGGGATGCCTGATCTTGTAATAGCCCGAATACTCGCAGATCTCGCTGCTTAGGGTCCATATACCCGTATATAGGTGATTTACGGTCTGACCCATAAATAAAATTGGTGAGTTGCTGGCTATTTTCAAACAAATACTTAATAACCTTATTGTCAGCTACAGTCGTATTATTCAGGAATTTCTGACCTTCTTTGGATTCAATGAAATCTACCAGGGTAAGACTATGCTGAAAGAATCTACTGAGTTTCTTGGTGGATGTTGTTAAGAAATCACTAAGTACCTGCTTACCACGAGCCCTACCCACTTCGATTGTATCGTTTAAAATGGATCGGGTAGCTGTCTGGTTAGTTCGTAAGGCAGCGTTAATTTCTTTATCACTAACCTCAACACTATGAAACTCCAAATTAAATTTCTTAGGTACTTTACCGTTATATGCTTGAGTCAATAGGGCAGTTCGAATCCTAGCAGTCTCAGCAATAATTTTATTAAGGAGAGATTTTCTTTCTTCAAGCAATTCTCTTACAGTCTGTTTCGACAGAGCACTTCGTGCTCTTAACGAAACGTCACTGTCGCTAAAGGCTTTTACTAGTTTGGAGAGGGTAGAATTAGGTTTAATCGTAACATTGTATCGAGCTAAGATTTCGTTAATTTCTTCAATGCTGCATGTCATTATAGGTCACCATTTTGTAACAATAGAGCTACTATACTAATAAGCTCTTCATCTTCCAAGAATAACTGTTTATAGATATTTGTATCTTTCTTGGGTAATTGTAAGTTTTGTAATATTATTTTTGCTTGTTGAGATGTTCCACTCACAGATTTAACTATTTCTGGAATACTTGGAGTAGTTGTAGGTGGTATGTAGATTGGCGCACTATTTACCCAAACACCAGATAGTTGCATCCAAGAAACTGCACCTGCAATTGGGGTAGCAGCAATTGGTGTAGAAAGGGGGGTAACACCTTGTAATGCCAAGATATCATACAACCCTCCAGTTACTCCAGTTACTCCCGTAACCCCACTTAATGGAGTAACACCTTGTAATGCCAAGATATCATACAACCCTCCAGTTACTCTCGTAACCACACTTAATGGAGTAACACCCTGTAAGGCTAGTAAATCAGTAAAGCCCCCTGTAGAAGCTAGTTCTGGAGCTGCTGCAAGAGGAATGACACCTTGAAGACCAAGAATGCCATTAAGTGACATTTTAGGTGGTATCTAACGATACAATTGGTTCGGCAGAAGCATTAGTTGTAATCGCTTGAGTACCAAAAGTTGTTGAATCATCTTCTTCTCGAATTAATAAATCAGTGGATACAACACCAATAGCGTTAACTAATTTTGCCATCATTCCTAATCCAGATCGAAAAGCTACTGCGTCACCATCTGCAGAGGCCCGTATGTTAGCGGCAGTACGTCTCCAGAAATGGTCAGCAACCATATTCATTTGAGCTGCTGATAGAACAACACCGGCATTACTCGTATCATCTAGTATAGCGTCTACAACACCATCAACAGTAGTAAGTGCATCAATAATTGATGTTATTTCAGTATCAAGATACCCAGCAATGGCATCAAGCTTTGTATCTAGAGTTCCTAAGATAGATAAGCCAGCATCTGTTGAATCTCGTAAATTAACATTTGTAATATCAACTTGAATTGGTGCAGCAATTGCATTGTTACTAGAGGCTATTACAATTTGACATATAACCTGATCTACCCCAGTTACATATGCAGCATCAGGGTAATCACATCGATAAACCCCAGGCATACTAGATGCGCTGACTTCAATAAATCCACCGTCGGAATGAGCCGCTGCTGAAGAGTCTAATGTAATTAAAGTTAGATTTACAAGTGCACTTCCTTGACGACAATATGAAGCAGATCCCCCTGTTTCAATATCAGAAAATAAAAGACCTGTTACCGGTTCACCTGGAGTAGCATGACCTGAATCACCTATTATATAAAAGTACTCACTTTTATTAACTTTACCTGCAGTAGTAATCATCGAAATCCTCCAGATAAACCTACGTTAAAACCAATATGACTGTTAAACATTAATAATGTAGAACTAGGCGCACTATCAGAGGTAATGCCACCACTTGACCCAAAAGCCCCTAGTTGAGCCGTTCCACCGATTGTCCTACGTGTGCGTACTTGTAACCCACCTGAAGAACCGAATGCAGCAAGCTGAATTGATCCGCCAATTGTTTGGCGTGTTCTTACTTGCAGTCCACCAGATGAACCAAAGTCAGCAAGCTGAACTGAACCACCTATCGTTCTAGTGACAGTTTCTGTCGATTGCCCTGCTAATAGTAAGCCTAACATTTTTTAGGTGTGATTAGCCATTTGTATGACAATATCGACATTGATATCTACAGGGTCAAGTGCTGCTATTGTTGCACTTGATAACCCAATATCGTTAACTGGGTCCGAAAATCTAACCCTCTCATCCCCACCGCTTGTTTGTATTACCGCATAATCAACAACCCCTCCAGCCGCGTCAGCGTCATCAGTGTAG